CTACCCGCAAAAGGAAGGAGGCGACCCAGCCCTTGACCCAAGCCTGAACCACGGAACATAACCCTCAGGTGGGTCACTTCTCGATGGAAAACCCGGGTCAGTTCTGCGTGGAAATTCACAACCCTGACCGCCCGGTCGCTTGCCGAAAAGGATGGGTTTCCGCAGGAATGGGAGATCGCCGAGCCAAGAATCTATGGAGCAGACCCCTGGGACGGGCAGATGAGATGACACGGGTGGCTCGCAGACTAATGCGAACTCGACTCCGCTATGACGGTGGCACCGCCGCTTAGCGGCGTTCGCCCGCTGCCATTCAAGCAGGTTCCTGGCATTCGACACCTGCCATCTGCCGCCCCTGCGGGTCCGTATCCCCCGCCTGTCGAGTTCGGCGGCAATGGCCCGCATGGTGACATGACCCGCCGCCTTGATGTCCTGCACCACCGATGCCAGGTCGCGCGCGTGGTCAGCCGCATTCCGGGCGACAGCCGCACGGAGGGTCGCACCGCCCTTGCCGGCCCGGCGCATCGCGGCCGCGCCATTGGGATTGCCAAGCCGGACGCCGCGCGCCTTGGCCACCGCCAGCGCCTCCTTTGTCCGCCGCGAGATCGCCTGCCGCTCGGCCTCGGCGACCAGCGCCATGATGCCGACGATAAGGTCGTTTGCCTCCGGCATATCCACTGCCAGGAAGTGCGCCCCGCTGTCGCGCAGCGCCAGCAGGAAGGCGGCGTTGCGCGACAGCCGGTCGAGCCTGGCAATGATCGGCGTGGCGCCCGTGGGGAAAGCAATCCAGATGGCCTCTGCCGGTTCCGGCCGGTCCGGGTTGCATCGGCGCCGTTCTGCCGTCATCCTGCATGCATGTTCTCCCGCATGTCCCACCAACCACTCACTTACTGGCTATTTCGGCCGGTAATCCCAATTGTGCTGCTGGCAGGTCTGGTCTCGACGGCTTTCGGTCCGGCAGTTGAAGCGCAGCAGCCTGCTTCAATCGAGGCGCGCGTCAGCAAGGTAATCGATGGCGATACCATCACCCTCAAGGGGCAGTCCCGCCGGATCCGCCTTTGGGGGCTCGATGCGCCCGAGTGGAATCATCCGGGCGGATCTGCTGCCACCGCCGCGATGCGCAAGCTGATCTCGGGCAAGACACTTCACTGTGACGTGCGGGACATCGACCGTTACGGACGGCTCGTCGCGCAGTGCATTATGGCCAACGGTCGAGATATTGCCGCCGAGATGATCCGCCTGGGCGCCGCTACGGAGTATTGCCGCTACTCGCGGGGTTACTACGGGACCTGTTGATCGGCTCCCACGTCAACAGGTTCGCGAGGGAACCTTACAGCACCTGACCTGCCGCGGGCTGTTCATCGGGCGGCGACCGAAACCTGGCCATGGATTGCGCCTATTGGCGCAGGTCGAGCGATCGCCCGCCGCTCGGAGCTTCCCTATTGTGCGGCGGGGCGGCGATTGCAGTGACCGTGTGCAGCGCGACCCTAGCGGGGGCCGACAGCCGATGGCTGAATGTAGGTGCCGGGTGCTGTAGTTGGATAAGACGCAACCATCGCTCCCGGCCATCGCCCTCAGGCTCGGGGCCGCAGCCCGCGACCTGTCCTTGTGTGTCGTTCTCACGGGCCGATTGCCTCCAACCGCCCGATCAGCGCCCGCACGTTCGACACCTGCCATCTTCCGCCCCGGCGGGTGCGCATGCCGCGGCGATCGAGTTCGGCGGCGATGGCGCGGAGCGAGGTTGCTCCTGTTGCCCGAATGTCCGACACCACAGCCGCGAGGTCACCAGCAAACCGGTCCGCATTGTCGGCAACTGCCGCCCGCAGCGCCACCCCACCCTTGCCCGCCCGGCGCAGGGCCGCCGCACCATTGGGGTTGCCGAGCTTCACTCCACGGGTCTTCGCGACCGCCAGCGCCTCCCTGGTCCGCCGCGAGATTGCCAGCCGCTCGGCCTCGGCGACCAGCGCCATGATGCCGACGGTGAGGTCATTGGCCTCGGGCATATCCACTGCCAGGAAGTGCACGCCCGAGTCCCGAAGCGTCAGCAGGAACGCCGCGTTGCGCGACAGCCGGTCGAGTTTGGCGATGACCAGCGTGGCGCCGGTGACCTTGGCCAGGTGAATGGCCCGCGCCAGTTCCGGCCGGTCACTCTTGCGGCCGCTCTCGACCTCGGTGAAGCGGGCGAGGACCTCGGCGCCGCGCGACGTCGCAAAACTGTCGATCGCCGCCCGCTGTGCGGCAAGCCCGAGGCCGGACTGACCCTGGCGGGCGGTGGAGACCCGCTCGTAGGCGATGAAGCGGAGGGGGGCGGCCGGCATGGGCTTGGTGTTCACAACTGCGTAACGTTCGTTGCGCAGCTCCGTACAGGCCGTGACAGGTGCCGGCAGTCAAGCCATCGATCAGAGATCCTTGTTCAACACCAGCTGTCGCGTCTCGCCGGGCCGGCCAAAGCTCTCGTAGTCATCGCGGCTCCCGTCCAGGGGGCGCTCGACGATGTTGCCATTCTCGTCCTTGCCGACCATCACGATCTGGATCCTGGTCACCGGCTCCGGTTCGGACGCGAGGCCCTGCACGACGATGCGCGAGCGCGCCGCAGGGGTCAGCCCGATCTCGGCCATGTAGCGCCCCATCAGTTCCATCTGCCGGTTGGCCACCGACAGCCAGGGCGATTGCTGCACATAGCCCGAGGGCGTGCGGATCAAGAGCGGCGTCTCCTTCAACTTGGTCTCCGCCTCCACCCAGCGGCCCCAAGCCTGGCAATAGGCCGCCAGCACCGCCCGGTCGATCCCCGTGATCACCCCCATGTCATGCAGCACCCCGACCAGCCGCCGCCACTCCCTGCGCGCCTCGGTGCACAAATGGGAGGGGCAGCGCGGCAGATCCCTCGGCGGCACCGGCTCGGCATGGTTCCAGGCCCGCTTGCCGCGATTGCCCTCGGCCCGACGCCAGGCGCTCGGCTTGCGGGGCGGACCGCTCATGGCAGCCGGTCCCGAAGGGCGTTGAAGAGCCGGCGCACTCCATAGCCGCGCAGCAGCGACAGGGTGGTGAACACCGTCGAGACCAGCAGGTTCTCGGACAGCACGAGATCATGCCCCAGGGCCGGGAACAGCAGCCGCTGCACCCAGAGCGACAGCAGGAAGCCCGTCCCCGTGCCGGCGACGACCTCCAGCAGCGAGGCTTCACGCGACTGACCAGCGCTCATCCGACTTTCCCCTCCTGGCCTCCAGCGTCGCAGCCTGTGCCTCCAGAAGCCGCCGGGCATGTTCATGCAGCCCCGCGAGTTCCTCGTCACTCAACTGCGTCAGGTCGAGCTGATCCGGCGGCTCGGGCGCTGCCGGGGCCACCTGCAGAGTCTCCCGCCAGCCGCCCTGCGTCTTCAGAAAGAAGATCATCGCGGTGACATTGCCGGCCCGGGCGCTGGTCACCAGGCTCTGCGCCACCGCCCCCACAGCCCGGGCCTTGCCCCTTCTGTAGCGTTCGCAAAGTTCCGGATCGCGGTTCAGCAGCGCGAAGAAGGTGGTCCGGCCAATGCCGAGGAAGTCGGCGATCTGCTCGGCGTTCAGCACCGCGGCCAGCGTTTCCACCTCGGCCCGCTGCGCCTCGCTCAGCAGCACTGCCGGTCGTCCCATCATGCCGTGCCCTCCGCCAGACGCTCGGCCTTCACCGCCGCAAAGCTGCGGCCATCACCCTCCAGCACGGCGTCACGGCCGGTCCCCGCCTGCCAGCGTTCGACGGCGACATCGACATAGGCGGGGCTGATCTCCATCGCGAAGACGCGCCGACCGTTGGCCTCGCCGGCCATGATCTGCGAGCCGGAGCCCGAGAACGGCTCATAGCAGAGTCCGCCGCGGGCGACGTGCTGGCGCATCGGGATGCCGAAGGCGTCGAGCGGTTTCGGGGTCGGATGATCGGGGCGCTCGTCCTTTGCGAAACTCGGCATCTCCCAGGTCGAGGGCAGCGTCTGCTCGGCGACCTTCGGCGGCCGGTTCGGGCGGCGCCAGCCCATGAAGCAGGGCTCGTGCTTCCACAGGTAGTGCGACCGGGTCAGAACCCCGCGATCCTTCACCCAGATGATCTGCTGGTGTACGAAGGCCCCGGCCTTTTCCCAGCAGGCTTCCAGCATCGCCTGGCGGCGCGAGGCGTGCCAGCAATACCAGGCCGCATCCTCGGTGATCGCCTCGGCGACGGCCGCGGCGATGAAGCCGTCGTAGAGCTCGGGGCCCTGGCTCGAATCGTCCCAGGTCGTGCCGTAAGACGCAGACCAGTCCTTGTTGCGGGTCGGGTGGTTCGAGCCGTCGTAGTCCACGAGGTAGGGCGGATCGGTGGCGAACAGCACCGCCCGCTCGCCGTTCATCAGCCGGCGCACGTCAGCGTGGGAGGTCGCATCGCCGCAAAGCAGGCGATGGCCCCCGAGGATCCACAGATCGCCCGTCCGCGAGGCCGGGTTGCGCGGCGGCTCGGGGATGATCACCGACGGCACGGAGCCCCCGGCGCCAGCTTCCTCGCCATCGTCTTCCGGCACGAAGGCCAGCAGCTTGTCCAATTCGCCGTCGGAGAAGCCGACCAGCGACAGATCGAAATCCTCCGCCAGCAGCTCGTTCAGTTCGGCCGACAACAGCGCCTCGTCCCAGCTGCCGAGTTCGGTCAATTTATTGTCGGCCAGACGATAGGCTCGGCGCTGCGCCTCGGTCAGATGCCCGAGCACGATGACCGGCGCTTCGGTCAGCCCCAGCTCCGTCGCTGCCAGCACGCGGCCGTGGCCCGCGATCAGTTCGCCGTCCTCTCCTACGAGGCAGGGCACGGTCCAGCCGAACTCGGCCATGCTGGCGGCGATCTTCGCGACCTGATCGGGCCCGTGCAGCTTGGCGTTCTTCGCATAGGGCTGCAGGCGCGCGAGCGGCCACATCTCGATCCGCTCGGGGGCGAAGGCGAGGGTCATGGATAGTCCTGTCGATGGGGGTGGCGGAGTCCGAGGTGGAGTCCAGGAGGTGGATCCCGGCTGGCTTCCGGAGTCCAGGGTGGCCACCCGGAATCCACCAGACAAGCCACTGTTATCGCGTGATATTATTGCTCATTTGGGGTGGATCCCGGGCCGGGGTGGCTTCCCAAAAATTCGGCCCTGTCGCTGGCGATGCGCCGCGCTTCGCCCGCCAGCATACGAATATCGCCAGGAAGGAACCAGAAATCAGTGGGTTAGCGGGATGGATGCCGGTTGGACCCTTCCCGGACCCCGGAAGCCACCCCGAAATCCAACTGCATCCGGCCAAAAGCAAAGGGGAGAGTGAACCCTTCGGCGCACTCTCCCCATCTTGCCTTCGGAATAGCACGAACATGTTGCAGATGTCGAAGGGAAAAGTGTTGCAACACATTGGAGTCGCTCACGCATTCAGTCGCGCCGCGATCTTGGTCAGCGCCAGCTGCCAGCGTCGCCAGGCGGTGGTGCGGTCGCAGCCCATCTCCCCGCTGATCTGTTTCCACGGCACGCGGGCCGCGCGCGACCACACGAGCTTGCGCTCTGCCTCCTCGATCCACAGCACCCAGTCCGAGGTCTGCTCCAGCCGCGTGATGGCGGCAGCCGATGGCCAGACCCGCATGGGCTCGGGCTCCATCGCGGCGATCTCGCGACTGGTGCGAACGATCTGCGGCCAGGCGTTGAAGAACCCTTGCGCCCTCACCGGCGGCAGCTTGCGCAGGGTGCGGAACGCCTCCTCGAAATGATCGGCCACGCACTCTGCCGTCCAGATCCGGTCAGCCATGCCGAACCTCCTTTCCCATTGGGCGTCGCCCGTAGAGCTTTTCGCCAAGCTGACGGACCAGTTCGCGTTCCGGCCAGGTCAGCCGCTGATCGTCGGCCGACACCGCCAGCACACCCTGTTCGTGCCAACCCTCGCGCTTGACCTGATCAGGGTCGCGGCGCTGGCCGCCATAGCCGTGGGGATGCCACCTCATGCGACACCCCCATTCGTTGCGATGGCCCAGAGCAGAAGCGCGATGGCATCGGCTTCGTTGTCGTCAGCGGGGCTGAAGCCACGGGCCCGGGCGGCGGCGATCATCGCGTCCTTGTCGGCATTGCCCTTGCCGGTGGCGTGGCGCTTGATGGTGCCGACCGGGACGCCCTCGTAGGGCACGCCCCGCAGTTCGGCCCATGCGGTCAGCGTGGCCATCAGCCCGCCATAGATGTGGCTCGCGTCGGTGCCCGCATGACGGCGCACTTCCTCGAACCAGATGGTCGCGATGGGACCAGACAGCCGGTCCAGTTCTCCCAGCCAGTTGGTGAAGCGCAGATAGCGCATGCCGCCGCCGTCAAAGCGGCCGGGGCGGAAGCTCGCCGTGCCGCTGGTGATCAGGCCGTCGTGGCCGCGCAGGGCCCAGCCGGTCGTGGTGCCCAGATCAAGGGCAAGGATGCAGCGCTGGCTTGAACTGGTGACGGGCAGCAATTCAAACCTTGCGCTGTCGAAATTGGGGATCAGAGTCGTCGCAGCCATGATGGCTCTCCTGTCTTTGGGGGGCTGGTCCTGGTGGAAGACGACGGCGGTCATGTGCTTGGCGGTACGGGCCGCCGTCGTCGGATCGAGGGATGGGGGGAAACCTGTCAGGGCGGCCCGCGCGCCAGGCCCTTACGCATGGGATGAGTGGCCCACCCTGTGGTGGGGCCATCCCATACGTAGTATGGGGGTTCAGCACCTAACTGTTCGAGCCGAGTCAACACGTTGATTTTGTTGGGGAATAAGACTTCATGAAGTCTTCGGGCATGAGTTAGGCACCTAACTCTTATTTGCACGTAACCCGTTGATTTCATTGAGTGCACAGTTGGCGCTGTCATATGAGTCAGGCCTCACTCATATGAGTTAGGTCGTCTTCCGGCCCGTCCTGGTAGACCCAGACAGCAGGGTTTTCGACCTGAAGGCTGAGCCCGGACTGGGGGCATTTGAAGTGGCTGGGCAGGACCGGACGGGCGGCCGTAGTGACCTCGCCAGTGGCCGGATCGACCTCCTCGACCGGCAAACCGAACTGCATGCCTTCGACGCAGAGATAGCCGAACCGTGACCGGGTAACGGGGAAACCAAAGCCCGAAGGGTCGCGCAGGAACTTCACGAAGCCCTTGGTGGCGAGCACAGAGAGGCGCTCGCGAATGGTGTGTTTGCTGCCCAGACCACCCCGGTTCTCGAAGGTCTCGGCGAACTGCATGGCGGTGTAGAGCCGTTCGCCCGCCGCCTCATCGAGGAGCATGCCAAGGATGACATCGTGCTTGCGCAGCCGTTCGGCGTCGAACTTGGCCCCGACCTCCTTGCGCACCAGCCGCTCGTTCATCGGGTTCAATTCAACCCAGCGACCCGCCACCTTGTCGATCAGCTTGCCCGGCAGTGCGGGGCCGTTGCGCAGCTCGATTTCGAGGCGGCGCTGGGTGCTGTCCTCGTCGGGCCGGTGCATGAGAAGACCCGAGGTGTAAAAGCCCCGCAGCGCGCTGGCGCCGGAGAGGGCGAGGAAGGGGTCGTCCTTGACCTGGTGTTTGGCGGCCTTGCGGGTGTGGTGGGCGAGGATGACGCCCGCGTCCGGATTGACCGCCTCGCGCAGCACCTCGACCCGGTCCTTCAGGAAGAACATCATGGCGGTGTTGTCGTTTTCGCCGCCACCATCAGGGCCGCCATCAAAGAGGTTGCGGATCGGATCGATGACAATGATGTCGGGCGGCGCATCGGGGAAAGCCACCCGGATGGCCTCGACGATGCGGGTAACACCATCGGCATCCAGCAGCAGCTTCAGTTTTGGGGTGGCGATGAAGGTATCGCGTGCAGCCGCGATCACCCCGGGCGACAGGCTGATCTGCTGCATCCGTTCGCGCAGGTAGTGATATTGGATTTCCGCCTGCAGGTAGAACACGCGCAGCGGCCGGGGCGGTGTGAAGGCGAGGAACGGCACGCCTGCCGCCATGTGGACGAGCCAGGAGATCAGGAAATCGCTCTTGCCGACCTTCGGCGCGCCGCCCAGCACCAACAGCCCGCCCGGCGTCAGCACGCGTGGCGCGATGATGTCATCGGGCATGGGGCTGCGATCATCAAGCAGCGCGCCAAGACTGAAGGTCGGCAGCGGGCTCGCGGGGGCGTTGGGGCGGGCAGCACGAATGAGTGGCGGGCCGTTGCGCTTTACATGCAGTGCCCAAAGCCGCTCGGCTTCGGCCTGCAACCGATCAAGCGGCCATTCGGGGCGCAGCATGGCAGCGTTGTAGCCGCAGATTGCTTCCCAGCCTTCGACAGGGTCAATGCGGCCATCGTGCACCAGGCGGATGTAATGCCCGATGGCGGCGCTCGCCCCCTGAAATCGCGACCAGTCATCCACCGCACCCTCGCGAACCGGAGTGGTCAGGATGGCATCGACGCCCGGCTTGGATACGGACAGCGGCGCGCTGGTCATGCCAACGCCGGGCAGCGGCGGCATGTCGGCCACCCGTTTCGCGAAATCTGCCAGATCGACCTCGACCGGGTTGTGGTCGCGGATTTGCACCAGCCGCTGATGGCCCTGCTTGTGATAGACGGTCCCGACCACACGGATCGGCTGGTGCGCCGAGCGAAAGTGGATGTCTCCGCCAACCTTCACAGCGATATCGCCGCGCAGGCGGCACAGGGTGGCCAGATCCTCGCCCTCGGCGGGTTCGGTCAGTTTCCACCAGACGTGCAGCTTGGCAGCACCCTCGGGCGTGCGACCCCCGCTTTCGACGATCAGCGTCGGCGTGCCGAGGTGGCCGACGATGTGATCCAGCTTGGCCGGAATGTCACCCGCATCGAGATCAACCACGAGGGCCTGCATCTGCAGCACATCGGCGGCGCGGGCCTGACCCTGTTCGGCCACCGTACCAGGGATGACATAGACCGCCGCGCCTTCACGGTTGGCCCATGCCGCGAAGGTCGCCAGCTTTTCGCGGGCGGTCGTGTCTGCCAATATCCAGATGTTATGCGGCTTGCCGTCCCGGCCTTGACCCTTGTCGACGAAACCGCGCAGCGGGATCAGCCCCTCGCACCAGCTGAACACGGTGTCGAGGAAGGTGGAAATCTGATCGGGGTCCGGATCGCAGCCGAACGGGTTTTCGGCCGGAGGACCGTCGTTGAAATCCATCCACGGGTTGAAGTGCAGGATGCTGTCCTCGCTCACCGCTCCAGCCTCCAGCAGCGCGCGGCCCAAGGGCAGAAGCGGCATTCGAAGAAATCGGCGCTGGCGGCGATGCGCGGCAGCAATTCGCCCGCGTCGGTCGCCTGCAGGATCCGCACCCCGCGATCCGACATGCGCTGCGCCAGATCGGCATCGAAGGGCACCAGCTCGTGGTGCATCTCAGCCGTGTCCTTGTTGATCGCGGTGAACACGGCGGGCGCGGCGCTGATGCCTGGCACGCTGGATTCCATGTAGGCCTGATAGACGGCGATCTGCGCGGCATAGACCGGCTTGGACTTCGTCACGCCATCCTTGACGCAGGCCCGCCAGTTCTTGGCGTTCATGGTCTTGCATTCCCAGAGTGCGGGAACGGCGAGGCCGAAGCCTTCAGGCCCGGCGGCAATGATGCCATCGACATGGCCCCGGATGCGCCCGCCCGCGACGGAAAAGCCGAACTGGCCGCCATCGGGCCGGTTGCCCTTCCGAGTATAGAGATCAAACCCCGCGCCGCGTAGCCAAGCCACGGCCAGATCCTCAAGCGCATGGCCGATGGCGAAGATGCGCAGGGACTGGCCGGAAAAATCCTGGCCCTCGTCCTTCGGAGTGGCAGTGAATTCGAACTGCAGAGCGCGTTCGCAGGCGTGGCCGAGGCGCGATCCGCCGAGATAACCACGAGGCGTGCGTGTCGCCTGATCGGCGGTCAGCGCCAGGTCGACAGCGGCATTGACCTGGTCGGCAAATGTCGAGCGGCGGTTATAGTCCAGCATGCTGGCCCCCCTCATAGCTGCGGTGAGCGAGCCCGTGGCAGGTCGAGCAGAGCCATTCGACCGACAGTGGCTTCGAATAGTCGTGGTGGTGGGCTTCTAGATCGGTCACGCAGCCGCAGCGCTGACACCAGACCGCAACTACAATGCGGCACGCTTTGACCGCACTCCTGACGATGCTGTGGGCCTGATGCTTTTCTGCATGGCGAAGGCGATAGCGACGCTGCGCCTCCCGGTGTTTTTCAGGGTCCCTGAAGTTCTGGGCATAGGCGCGCTGGTATTCTCGGCGGCAATCGCGGCACCAAATTTGCCGACCATCGGAGCTGAGTTGGCGGCGGCCAAACTCGCAGACAGGTTTTTCGATACCGCATTTCGTACAGAGCTTGATCAAAACGGCACCTCCGGCGCATTGGCTTTGGCGATGTCGGACATGGCCTCGCGGAACCCTTCGACAGCCTCTTCGATCAGGGCACGCACCTGCGCCTCTGTCAGACCGGCCAGCGGGGTGGACCAGCCGATCTCGTCCATCAGCAGGGCGACGCGTTTCATGGTGGCGGCGATGGCCGCGCGTTCTTCATCGGTCAGGTCAACCATGGCCACACGCTCCCGCGCCAAACGCGTCCAGTAGCCTTGGCAGGACATCGAGCAGAACCAGACCGATGGGCGGGGCCGCTTCGAGCGCACCGGATCGAACCAGCCAAAGCCACGGCTGGGTTGCCGGCAGACAGCACAGAGCGCTCCACGCGGATGCCATAGCCGCCGCCGGTCCTCGGCCGTGATGATGGTGATGGAGGTCATGGGTCATGCCGCCCTCCGTTCGGGGCTGGCCGCGCTGTCGATCAGCTGGCGGATGGCGCGCTTGTTGAAACCGAAGGTCATCAGCGCCGAGGCGCGGTAGCGCGTCAGGCCAAAGTCATGGCGGCACTCGGGGGCCAAGTATTGCAGCTGCTTTTCGGTTGGCGGCTGGCGTAGCCAGGAACGGGTCTTGAAGGCGCTTTCGTCAGTTTCATGGGTGTTCAGCCAGTCGTCGGCCTGCGCGAGGCAGACGGTGCGTTCGCCAACACCCAGCAGGTGCGGGCGCTCGCTCTTACCGCCGCCCACGGCATACCAGACCCCATCCAACCAGAAGATGCCGCCCCAGGCTGTGAAGCCGGTTGCCATCATCGCGTCGTCGGTGCCGAAAAGGTCGACCCATGCGAAGCTGGACCGTTTCAGCAGGTCGATCTCAGTCATGATGAAACCCGACAGAGGGGCGGTGCCGCCGCCTTCACCTTCATCGTCATCGTCTCGCGGGAACACCTCGCCGCAGAGCGGGCATTCGGTTGCGGCCAGAGGGATATCTGCACCGCAGCCGGGGCAGGATTTGATGGGGGCCTCGCCGCCCTCGGTCTTGCCCTTCAGATCGACATCCTGTTCCAGCGTGCCGTGGATCAGGCTCGACGTCCCGAAATCCAACACCACACAGTCGGTTTTCACGATGCCGGGATGTTCTTCCGGATCCACGATGCGCAGGCCACGCCCGACCATCTGGATCATGGTGGACTTGTAGGAACTGGGGCGCAGCAGCACGACACAGGAGGTGGGCGGGTGATCCCAGCCCTCGGTCAGCACCGCCACATTGACGATGACGCGGATGTTGCCCGCCGCATAGTCGGCAAGGATGGCCTTGCGGGTGTCGGACGCCAGATCGCCGTGGATCAGCGCCGCCGTGATCCCGGCCGCGCGGAATGCTTCGGTGACATGTTCAGCATGCGCGACGGTGGAACAGAAGATGACGGTCTGGCGGTCGCCCGCCTTTTCCTTCCAATGGCGGATCACCTCATCGGTGACGGGGGCACGGTCCATGATGCCCGCCACCTCCGTCATGTCGAAATCCGACAGGGTCTTGCGGACAGACCGCAACTCGTCCTGCACGCCCACATCGATGACAAAGGTCCGGGGCGGCACAAGGTGGCCCGAAGCGATCAACTCGCCCAGACGCACCTGGTCAGCCACGTTGTCGAAAACCTCGCGCAGCCCCTTCTTGTCGCCCCGGTTCGGCGTCGCCGTGACCCCGAAGATGCGGGCATCGGGATTGGCGTCCCGCACCCGGTCGATGATGCGGCGGTAGCTGTCGGCCACCGCATGATGCGCTTCGTCGATCACCAGCAGGTCAAGGCGCGGAATGTCGGCGAGGTTCGATGTCCGTGCCAGCGTCGGCACCATGGCAAAGGCGACCTGACCACCCCAGGACTTCTCGGTGGCGTCGATCACCGAAGTGGAAATTCCCGGCACCACCCGCTGGAACTTGGCGCGGTTCTGGGCGGTCAGTTCGTCGCGATGGGCCAGCACGCAGGCTTTGGCACCATCACCGATCATCTCGCCCGTGACCGCCGACAGCATGATGGTCTTGCCAGCACCAGTGGGTGCCACGCCCAGCGTGTTGCCGCGGGAGGAGAGCGCAGCCACACTGCGCTCGACGAAGGTTTTCTGGCGGGGGCGCAGGCGCATGACCGATCCCCCCTTACTGCGCCCAGCTCGGCCGACCGGCATTGCCGGGGGCGGAGGCGGGCTGGCTGGGACGGGTTGCGGCGGCGGCCGTCTGCTGCGGGGCATAACCCTGCGTGGCCGTGGTGCCGATCGGCAAGGCAACCGCCCCCATCAGGGCGGCGTAGTCGCGGTGATCGGGGGTGACAGCACCCCGCACTTCGTTCTTGTCGTCACCATTAGTGTCTTGGCCGATGTCGATCCGGGCCACGAATTCCAAGCTATCCAGATCGCCGAACCCGTTGATGCGGCGGCGGGCCTGCGCTTCGGCCGAGTTGTCCTTGTCGGAAATCCCGCGTGCCGAGTTCAGGATGCCACGGATCAGGCTGCGGCCCATGTTGGCCCAATCCGGGCCCTTGGGGCTGTAGAGGCCGATCAGCGACCAGATCTTGCGGCGCGCATAGGGCCCGTCGACCACCGTGTATTCGGCGTCGAGATAGACCGCACCGGTCGCGGCGCGCTTGGCGAAACCGCCAGTCCAGCCCTGCGACGGATCATCAAAACCGCCGGGGCGGATGGTCAGGCGCACCTTGGCCAGCGTGCCTTTCGGGATGACGTTGGAGTTGGATTGGGCCGAGTTGAAGTCGTTCCAGATACCGGACATGGCGCGGTTCCTTTCAGTTGGAGGTCAGGACGCGCAGCGGCGTCAAACGGGAAAAGCCATCGCGGCACCCGGATCGGGACATCGGGTCTGGCGAGATGCGATCAGCCATTGACCGGCACCTCCGCAGCGGCAGGATCGGCTGACGTGACGGCCGGATAATTCAGGCGTTCCGGTGCCGGGCGGATCGGAACCTGGATCTTGGCCATCAGCCGCCCGAGGTGCGGTTCCTCGACCAAGGCCAGACGCCCCGAACGATCCTTGGCGGGATAGCCCCATGGGTTCAGCGTCTGGCAGACGAAGGTGCGCTGGGGCTGGCCATTCGCATCGGCGATGTCGGCCATCGTGATGACCTGATCGACGATCCCCGGCAGCTCCAAGCCGGTCTTGCTGCCATCGATCTGTGGCTGGAAGACCTTGCGATTGAAGTCGTCCAGCTTCTCGTCGAGGATGCCCACGAACCAGACATGCTTGCCGCGTGCATGCTGCAGGTGGGTCAACCACCCGATCATCTCGCGGCCATGCAACCCGTAAGCACCCCGGATGTCCGGCTTGCCGGTCTTGTCCGAGAAAGCTTCGGGCTGACCCCGGCACCACTGAAAGCAAAGCCGCCCCGCCACAGTGATGCTATCGATGAAAATCGTCTCGTAGCGGTTCACCACCGCCGGATCGCCGAATCGGCAGCAAACCTCGTCGAAATGGGCCTGGCTATATGGCTGGTCCTCTCGCAGCGCCGGGTTCGGCCCCCCGATGAACACCGCGAAGTCGCGGCATTCCTTCCAGGTGCGCGGCCGCAGCGTGTCGCCATCCCAGCCCTCGACCGCCAAATCTCCGGCTTCGAGATCCATGAACAAGGTGGTGGGGGCATTCAGCGTCCACAGGAGGCTGGTCTTGCCGATGCCTGACCGGCCAAAGATGCAGCCCTTGATACCCTTGCGCTGCGCCAGCCGTTCATCGGCGCTGATGATCGGGAGAGCCATCAGGGCTTCTCCCGCTTCAAGGCAGCGGCGGCGGCACGATCAGTCCCGATAGCACCCGCCTCGCGGGCAATCTTGTACAGGCGCTGTAGCGCGGCCGAGCGACGGCAGGCGGCGGAGCTTTCCTGTTCGGCCGCGATGATCGCGAAGGCGATGTCGTCAATGGTTGCATCAACGACCGGCATCGGGCCGTTGGTGTCCAGGCCGGGGTGCTGCGGGAATGCGATGGTTTCGGGGAGGTCTTCGAGGGCGTAATGCGACTTGCGAAGACGGGTGATGTCGTCCGGTTGGTCCGGCATGTCTGTTCTCCATGGCATGAGGTGATTGAAGAGGCGCATCAGGTGGCCTCCGGGATGTCGGGAACCGGATCGCTGACGAAGATCGCCAGCAGCGGCGTGCCGTCGGCGTGGGTGCCGGCGTCTTCGATCTGGTAGTTGCGGTGCGCCTCGAAGACCTCGGTCAGTTCCCAGCGCCGGTAGAGGCCGGGGATGCGCTTGAGGTCGGTGGGCGAAAGGTCGGCAATGCTGTTCATGCGTGTCGGCTTTCGGTTGGAGGAAGACGCGCGGTGGCGTCTGAATGGGAAAAGCCACCGCGCTGCCCGGATCGGGACATCGGGGTCAGTGTATTTTCTGGAGGGCGTCGCGCAGCCGCTGGGTGGCGCGCTGGTAGCGCTTGCGCGCCGCCGCCTCGGACAGGCCAAGTTCGACGCCAGCTTCGGCCTGGCTGAAACCTTCGACCGCCACGCGGATCACAAGGATTGCATCGGCACCCACCAGCAGCCGCAGATCGCGAAGCAGTTGTGCTTCGCTGTTCGCCGCGTCGCTTGAACCATCTTCGGCAGCGATCTCGTCAGGTTCGGTTTCGCTGCGCAGACTTTGGCGACCGGCTTCTCGCTGATGGGCGCGCAGGATATCCCGCTCGACGTTGCGCAGGATGGTGCCCGCGATCCAGTTGACCCGTTGCAGGTCCAGACCGCGAATTGCTTCAGTAGTGCGGCCAAGGATGTCGGCGGCGATTTCATCGCTGGTGCCGACCTTACGCCAGGTGCAACGGCGCCGGATGGCGTCGAGACCGGGCCAAAGCGCCAACAACATCAGGGTCAGGGCGCAATCGCCCGTGTGCCCATCGGAATGCGCAGCGCAGGCAAGGGCGGCGAGGATCAGGTTCTTCTGGGCCGGGCCGCCCGCTTTCTGGTGCAGCGCATCCAGCAAAGCGGCAGGATCGCGGAACGGCACAACCGGCCCCTGTTCGCGCCGGATGGCATCGAAGCTGCGCTGAAAGTTGAGGGTGGAAGCGGAATGCATGATTTGATCACGGATCTCGTGCCATGCGAAAGACATTGGACGCCTGCCTTGCGGCCAGGCGTCCAGCGCCTTCTCGTGGCCAGGTCAGGACGTCGCGCGTCTCTGCGATTTCAGGGGATTGGTGGTCGTGGGGCGCGTCAGCCCGTGGGGCTGGACGCCTGATTCAGCGTCCCGCAGCCGCGGCAGGTGGCCTGGACGGGGAAGCCCACGAAATACTCGTGCCCCCGCGCAAAACGCAGGTGCATGCGGCCGTCCCGGCAAACGCCGAGCAGCTTGTCACAGCGCGTGCAGCGCCATTCCGGGTTCAAAGTGGTGGGCTTAGGCATCGCGCCGGTCGACCAGCTCGACGGGGCTGGTTGGCGCGAGGGGAAGGGAGTCGGCATGGAAGTGCTCCTCTATGTGGAGCCCTTCAATCACCTCAAGAATATCGGACGGTCCCAAGCGATAATTCGGACGGCCATCCGATATCGTCGCTCTGCCAGAACATCAGTCGGTCTTGAGGCGCCAGTGACCTCGACGGCTGTTTTCAATGTATATCCCGGCTACCGACTTGCGCACTGTCGATGGCCATGCATCCGGCGGGCTGAGCACGCCGGTATCCGCAATGATTTCTCCTGTGCGCATTTCAGATTGTCCGGAATTGTGCGCCGTAACCAACCTCTCAATGATCAGCAACTGCTTGTAGCCCGACACAACCAGTGGTGCCTTGCCTGGAATATGCAAAGTTGCCGACTGAGTTCCCGCACGGATCAGCTGCAATGTCGCCCCTCCTAGAGCGAGAGGGCGGTTCGTCCGATAAGAAAGCTCGAGCCCGTCCGTCGACACTAGGAAATCGCTGTTGCCGGGTGAAATGCAGGACAGCACAGGGATGACGAGGTTCGGACCAAGATATCCGGGGCCGTCATCGGCAGCGGACAACACAATACCGACGCTGGTCACGTTGCGCGCGCGCATCATCTGATCAAGTCGAGAGACCGTCTTGAGATCATGAAGGCGGCGCGCGAAGTAGATCGGGACATCGGCGCCATCGATCGGCAATGACCCAAGCAGCGACAGGTCCGGATCCAGCACCTGCAATGCGAGTTTGCTCAACATCGGTTTCAGAAGGCCGACCACTGTTTCGTGGAGCCACTCACGGTTGATCTCGTACATCTCGAGGTCTGATATCGGCCTCAGGCCGCCATCCTTGCCGAAGGCTCCTACCATGCGCGACATGCCCTCGACACCAGATGGTTTGACCTCGGCTTCGCCACCCATGTCGTCATCGTCGATCAGCACGATGTCCTGACGCCCACGCCGATCAAGAAGTCCCCCCTGAATCATGCGATCCGGATCGAGGCCGAGCTCGCGCAGGTGTTCTCCGCTGACTTCGTCCTCCATGCGGTCATGAAGCATGACTAGTTGCGGGAAGATCCCTCGCAGGTCGGTGGGCTCGATCTGCTTGAAGGCGCTGAGAATGCCCCAGGCGTCGAGAAGCGCGAACCCGAGGTTCCGTTCATCCGGATCCTTGTTGCTCTGAAGGTTGCAGCTTTTCGAGCCGGAAATGGTGATATTGAGCGTGCGCACCTTTTCGTCACCGACGCGATTGTATGTGACAGCAATCCCGACGCGGCTGAAACCGTCAGCTCGCCGGAAAATGTTGTTGGGCTTGAGATATCGGTCGGCCACTTCTTCGATGTCGTCGTCAGCGGCCACCTTAAGGAGAAGCTTTCGGCTCCAAGCACCCAGCCGGATCTCGGCCTCAAGAACGCGGGCATCCGTGATTTCGTAGCCGCTGATGCGGGGCAGATCGAGACGTAGCGATGTGCGAAACCGGGACAGATTGTAACGCTTCCAACTCAGCGGCTTTTGCGACACATCATGGCCAAGAGCCTGTTCCGCAAATGAGCCGGCAACGCCCAGTCGCACAACAGGGCTGTCCGCGCAGACCTCGATCTGTCGGATCGCTGGCGTGTAGATAAGGATCGCTTCGTTGGGCGGGCGGTAATAGATCGTCCCACGGCGGCCGTCGTCCCGATGATCGTGAACGCTAGAAAGAGGCCCACCATGCCGTACGATCAGCATGATTGACGCAGGATGCGCGGATGTGGCCGGCAGGTCGAGCGCCTTGACGGTGCAGGCGGTCTTGAGCTGGAGAACCGTCGTGACCTTCGCGGCGAGTGCAATCTCATCGATTGAACCCGCACTGAGATTGACGGCGTTTTCCAGTTCCACCTCGAAGGCATCGTAAAGCTTGCCGAAGTCTCTGAACTTCCGCGCAAAGTGAAAACTCTCGGCATCCTCGAATGCCTGGCGGGCGTGCTGGAAGGCCCAGATGCTTTTGCAGAGCGGATCAGGTTGCCGATCGAACTCAAGCGTTTGTTCATCGGTCAGTTGCTGTTCCGTGATCGCCGTCAGGGAGTCGATACCCTTGCCTTCTGCCAGGGCGAGGACGCGGCGGGCGCGCTGTTCTGCGGGGCGCAATTCGTCCGGGTCGAAGGCTGACAGGAGTTCAAGCAGGCCTTGCCGAAATGTATCCGCTGCCTTGATATCCTCAGGATCGGGGACAGAGGTAGGTAGGTCGAAGTCGGGCTCGTTTTCGCCCTCTCTCATCGCGAGGACGGCTCTCGCAAGGTCAATGCGGGCATCCTCGATCAAGCTGTGGACGTTCGGACCGACCGGGTATGCTTTGTGCGCCATGAAACCACCTCAACGAACATTATCTCTTGATTGATTCAACCTACGATAATCGTGGAAAAACTTCTGGCCGCAAGAGTGGACGTTCTACCTCCGTTCTGTTTTCTTCATTCGCTTTCAGATCGCGTGTCCCATCGGGGCTCATGGACTGGCTTTTCGTCGGTAAGGACACCGATGAACATGAGCACACCACCGATGAAACGCCCGAACTCCCTGCCACCCGATCAGATGAATTCCGCCGCCCGTCGCGCCGAACTGTGCGGGTTGCTGGCGCTCGGCCTGATCCGGCTGCGTATGCGGGAACGGGGCGAAGTCTCTGACAAGACGGGAGAAAGTTGCCTACACTGTCTGCCCGACCAATGCCTTCATGCAACTCCAACTCACCGGAGAGACGCATGACGAAACCCGATCCCATCCCCGCGCGCCTGGCTGCGCTGAAGACCACATCGACGCCCGACCTGAAGCAACAGTGGCGGGACCTGTTCGATAGCGAGCCGCCGCCCTTCAACCGCCGCTACCTAGAAAGCCGCTTGGCCTACCGAATCCAGGAACTGGCCTATGGCGGGCTGAAGCCAGAAACCATCAAGCGGCTGGAAGCCTTGGGCGAACAGCTTGATGGCGGCAACATCACCACGCGCCGTATCCGCGCCGATCGCGACCGCCCCATCACCGGCACTCGGCTGCTGCGCGAGTGGCAGGGCGTCGAACAGATCGTCACCATCACTGCCGTTGGCTTCGAATGGCAGGGGCGGCCATACCAGTCGCTGTCCGCTATCGCGCGCGCCATCACCGGCACACGCTGGAACGGCTGGGTGTTCTTTGGGCTGAAAAACCATCGGAGGTCGGCATGAACAAACCCGTCGTCCGCAAGCTGCGCTGCGCGGTCTACACGCGCAAATCCTCCGAGGAAGGGCTGGAGCAGGAGTTTAACAGCCTGCATGCCCAACGCGAGGCCTGCGAATCTTACATCGCCAGCCAGCGGTCGGAAGGCTGGGTGCTGGTTCGCGACCAGTATGACGATGGCGGCATATCAGGTGGCACACTGGAACGCCCCGGCCTGAAGCGGCTGCTGGCCGATATCGAGGATGGGCTGGTCGATGTGGTGGTGGTCTACAAGATCGACCGCCTGTCCCGCTCGCTGATGGATTTCTCCAAACTGGTCGAGGTGTTCGACCGCAATGGCGTTACCTTCGTTTCCGTCACTCAGTCGTTCAACACCACCACCTCCATGGGGCGGCTGACTCTGAACATCCTGCTGTCCTTCGCCCAGTTCGAACGGGAGGTGACCGCAGAACGCATCCGCGACAAGGTCCGCGCCAGCCGGATGAAGGGCATGTGGATGGGCGGCTGTCCGCCGTTGGGCTACGAGGTGAAGGCCCGGAAGCTGGTCGAAAACCCTGCCGATGCCGCCCATGTCCGCTGGGTCTTCGCCCGGTTCATCGAGATTGGATCGGGCACAGAACTGGCGCGCGAACTGGCCGAGCGGGGCGTCACCACTAGCCGCGGCCATCGGATTGACAAGAAGTTCATCTACCGGATGCTGAACAACCGGGTCTACATCGGCGAGGCTGTTCACAAGGGAACCAGTTATCCCGGCGAGCATGCAGCGATCATCGAACGTGAACTTTGGGATGGGGCCCATGCCATTCTGACCGAGAGCCCGAGAAAGCGCGCCGCCCGAACCCGCGCGGACACGCCAGCGCTGCTGCGGGGATTACTATATGGGCCTGATGGTGCGGCCTTCTCGCCGACCCACACCCGAAAGGGCGGACGACTTTACCGCTACTACGTCAGCCAGACGGTCCTGAAGCATGGCGCCGGATCGTGCCCTGTGGGCCGCGTGCCCGCAGGTGAGATCGAAGCTGCCGTTATCGACCAGTTGCGCGCGGTGTTTCGCCAGCCAGAAATCGTCGCGGGCACGTGGAAGGCGGCCCGAGAGAAAGATGCGGGGATCAACGAGGCAGAGGCTTACGCAGCCCTTTCCCGGCTTGACCCGCTATGGGACGAACTCTTCCCCGCCGAGCAGGCGCGCATTGTGGCGCTTCTGGTCGAACGGGTCGACATCATCGCCGATGGCATGAATGTGCGATTGCGCACGGACGGGCTGGCGGCGTTGGCGCGAGAGATGACGCCAAATGAGGGAGCGGCGGCATGACCCGCGCGCGGGCGATCCCCGATACCATCACCGTGCATGTCCCGTTCCGCCTTGTGAAGCGCGGCGGGCGGAAAGAGATGGTCCCTCCAATCGGTAGGCCCTTGCCTCGGAATGTCGACGACACGTTGGTCAAGGCGCTGGCGAGGGCCTTTCGTTGGAAGCGAATGCTCGAAAGTGGTGAGTTTGGCACGATCTCCGACCTGGCTCGGCACGAAGGAATCGCCGCGCCTTACCTTACCCGTGTGTTTCGACTCGCGTTTCTTGCGCCCGAGGTTGTCGAAGCGATACTAGACGGGCGGCAGCCGAGGGACTTAACGCTCCAGTCGATGCGGGGACAGCTTCCGGATGAGTGGTCCAGCCAGACTGACTGGCTGCGCGAGAGGTCGCAATAGGACTTGCGACATCAATCGTGCAAGCTGTAGGTTCTGGCCACCGCAGCATGGCAAAAGAGCTTCAAAACCAAAGAATTGCGCGTTGAACCGGGCCCGCTTCTTTGACAAGCCAATGTTCGAGCGGTGGTGGGTTGTAATCGGGCAAAGAAGATTGCGGATGAATGAGGCCGATACTTGCAGGAAGTTCGTTGTGCCCAAACTGCAGGCAGCAGGCTGGGATGACAGGCCACATGCCATAAACGAGCAAAAAAGCTTCACTGACGGACGCGTTGTTTTCATTGGCGGAAAGGCGCGCCGTGGAAAGCAGAAGCGGTCCGACTACTTACTACGATATAATCCAGACTTTCCGATTGCGGTTGTTGAGGCAAAATCTAGATACCGGCATGCCGCTGACGGACTTCAGCAGGCAAAGGAATATGCTGAGATTCTTGGATTGCGTTTTGCCTATTCAACCAACGGCATAGAAATCGTCGAATTCGATTACACGACGGGTGTTGAGCGGACCATCCAAGATTTCCCTGCTCCTGATGATCTTTGGGCCAGGCTCCGTCGTGCCGAAGGCATCGTCGACGATGAAGTGGCAGAGCGCTTGCTGACGCCCGCTTTTCCGGATCGGACAAAGCCCCTTCGGTATTATCAGGAAATTGCGGTAAACCGTGCTGTCCAGGCGACGCTTCAGGGCAGGAAGCGGGTGCTCCTCACCCTTTGCACTGGGGCGGGCAAGACAGCAGTGGCCTTTCAGATCTGCTGGAAGCTCTGGTCTGCACGTTGGAATTCGAAGGGCGTGAACCGCAACCCGAAGATCCTCTTTCTCGCGGATCGCAACGTCCTGGTCGACGACCCGATGGCCAAGGATTTCAGACCGTTCGGCGACGCGCGCCACAAGATCACCGGCGGTTTGGCAGTCAAGAGCCGCGACATCTATTTCGCGATCTACCAGTCAATCGCGCGTGACGAGAACCGGCCCGGCCTCTATCGCGAATATGCAAGGGACTTTTTCGACCTAATCGTCATCGACGAATGCCACCGAGGCAGCGCACGGGACGATAGCAACTGGCGCGAGATTCTGGAGTGGTTCGAGCCCGCGACGCAGATTGGCATGACGGCAACCCCTCGGCGCGAGGATACCGTCGATACCTACAACTACTTCGGCGATCCGCTTTATGAGTACAGCCTCGCTCAGGGCATTGCCGACGGCTTCCTTGCACCTTACCGCGTCCACCGTGTCATCTCGGACTATGACGCTGCAGGATGGCGTCCGACGCGCGGTGAGCTTGATCGCTATGGGCGCGAAATTCCCGACACCGAATATTCTACGCGTGACTTCGAGCGGGTCGTAGCCCTCAGGGCAAGAACGCAAGCCATCGCGAAGCACCTCGCTGGCTTTATGGCCGAGACGGATCGGTTTGCCAAAACCATCGTCTTCTGCGTCGATCAGGAACACGCGCTTGAAATGCGGCAGGCTCTTGCCGCCTTGAACACAGACCTCGTCAAGGATCATCCGGACTACGTTTGCCGTGTGACGTCAGATGAAGGCGATGTCGGCAGTGCGCACCGCGCCAAGTTTCAGGATGTCGAGACCCAGACGCCGGTCATCCTCACTACTTCGCAACTCCTCACAACCGGCGTGGACGCCCCGACATGCAAGAACGTCGTGCTGGCACGGGTCGTCGGATCCATGCCCGAGTTCAAGCAGATCATCGGTCGCGGCACCCGCCTCAGGCCCGACTACGGAAAGCTGGCGTTCAACATCATCGACTACACCGGCACGGCGACACGAATGTTCGCCGACCCCGCCTTTGACGGTGATCCTGTCCGCGAAGATGAGGCGGTGATCAACGCGGATGGCGACATCGTCGAAGAGCGTGAAGCCGTGGATGCAGCGCCAGATCCCGAGGATTTCCCAGACGGCACGGAGGCCCCTGGCGGTCCTGTCGATCTCGGTGTTGAAACGGATACCGGCCCCCGCAAATTCTATGTTGATGGTGGTGAGGTCGCGATTGTCCGGCATCTCGTTTACGAACTTGATGCCGATGGGCGACAGCTCGCTGTCCGCCAACTGACTGATTACACGGGCGACAAGGTGCGCACGCTCTATCCCAATGCGTCCGAGTTGCGGACAGACTGGCTTGATCCCGAACGCCGGGCGGAGATTGTTGAGCAACTTGAAGAAAAGGGTATCGACCTCGAATCCTTGGCGGATTCAGTTGGAAGACCCGAGGCTGACCCCTTCGACTTGCTATGCCATCTTGCCTACAACGCCCCGTTGCGAACGAGGCGCGAACGTGCGGACCGGCTGCTGAGGGACCAGGACGAGTTTCTGGCCCGCTTCGGTCCGGACGCTCGCGAAGTCCTGGACGCTGTGCTCGAGAAGTACGCCGAACACGGCAGTGCCCAGTTCAAGCTGCCCGACATCCTGGAAGTGCCCCCGTTCAATGAATGGGGTAATGTCATCGAAATTGCTGCCCGCTTTGGCGGTGGCAAAGAGCTGCGTAGCGCCGTTACGGAGCTGCAGCGTCTGCTCTACACTGCTTGA